TGATATAAAGAAATTTTTGTGTATAGATAAAATGAGATCTCAGATTAAAAATGAGAAGATAATCAAATTTTCACATGAATTGTCAATCCAGATTTTTGGTATCATAAAATTGGACAAAGAGAATTTGATTGACAACATAGGTAGTAGTTTATTATACCACATTTTTTATGAGTATCAACCTAATCATGAGTTGATCAAAAATTCAGATACATCAGATGATGATTTTTTTATTAATTCATTATTCCAATGGAAACAAAACAACCCTAGTTTTGGATTGCCAAGCATCGAAACTTTGACTGATTTTCTTTCAAAGAAAGATGTTCCTCCTTTACCTAAGAAAGTGTACAATCTATTGATAAAGTTGGGCAAAACTGACATGAGAGCAGATGATTTTGATAGCTTATTATACAAAGTATTATCAATGCAGAATGAAGATCGTGAGAGTTATCTTCTAAACATGTTCCCAAATTTGAATACTCATTCACAATATCAAGGAATTGTACTTATTCAACGTAGTGATCGGATTTATCAATGTTGCAAAACTATGTCTCATCAAGCAGTTGGCATGTCTGTGCAGATTTTAGATCTAATTGCAAAATCTATTGAAAATCATAATCTTTATTCAGCCAAGTTATATTCATTAAAAAGGAATTTGGAGTTGAATTCTGGACTAAGTTATGAACCAAGCCAGATTTTTAGAATCTTAGCCACTAGAATTATAATGTCAGGAATCAGTTCCTTAGTTACTTTATCATGGGAGAATCATTTACAATATAATCTTATGTCAATAGTTGAAGAGTTATGGGAAACGGGGTTATCACAAGCTTTGAATCATGTCAGTATCAATGATTCATTGTTTAGGTCTGTAGAATTCTTAGTACCTTGGGAAAAATTTAAAGAATGGTTGATTGACATATTAGATTGTGTTTATTTCCCTAATAGTCGAAAGACTGTAACATTTGCTGAGAGGAAGCTGATGAGTAAACCTGAGATAGCAAAATTAAGAGTTCCACTTGCTAAATTTTCTTCTAAAGAATTGTATGGTGAAGGTGGAGTTCTAGCCCATAACATGGGTCCATTTAGAAAATTTGCTATAAAAATGACTCAAAATCCTGTTGAACCTAAAATCAAAATCATAGTAAGTAGTAGACAGAATAAATTTGGGAAGAAGCAAGATTTCATACTAGAAAAAAGTGAAGAACATGCTGGTTTTATAGATGAAGAATTTTTCCCCATATCAGCCAGAACTGAAGAAGATTATGATTATTCTTACATATTTGGAAAAGATGGTAAGAGAGACGGGAAAATTGATAAAAAGAGGAAAATACCTGAGTATGCTTACTGCACAATTAACTATGCAAACAAGTTCAACATAAACGGCGTAAGAGGTGGAGCTTGGAATATGTTCATTGGATGTAATTTTTTCTCTAATAATATCAATAATATAGTAGGCAAGATAGCAATTTTTAAAAAAAAGCAGTCACTGATAAGCCCTTATAGATATTTTGATACCTGTAGTGTATTTATTATTTATGTTGGGAAAAGGACTATGAGAGACAACATTGAAGGTTATGATAGAATAGAATGGAATAAATCAACTTCTTTTGGTTCTGACTCAATTTACAAAAGTGATG